CATTGATATTAGTTTGTGAAATATTATACTTCTGTGCTAATTGTTTTTGGGTTACGCCGCCTTCGGAATATTCTTTTCTTATTGCTTCTACGATGCCCCAGTTTAGTTTGGCTCTGGCATTGTTCTCAGCAGAATTAGCTTTGCCTATTTTCTTCTTTCTTTCTTCAGAACAAGGTGAGACTTTGTATTCACCTTTCTTTCCTTTGTTCCAAGGTGTTTGCCCTTTGTGAGCTTTAGAAAGATTCTCTCTATGTTCTTTGGACAACTTCTTTCCTTTGTTCCAAGGTGTTTTGTTGAACATACCATTATTCTCACCAAGATTTGATTCAGAAATTTTACTTTTAGTTTCTTCAGAGTGTCTTCCACCTTCTCCACCTTCTCTTAAATTATACCCTTTGTCTCTGTTTAAGCAATTAAACTTTTTGATCCAAAGCTTTTCTTTTTCAGAAAGTTGTTCAGCGTCTTGACATTCTTCTAAAATTATCCAATCTAAATTACCCCATCCATGTTTGCGAATGGCGTTATAAAGTCTTGTGTTAGATTTTTTAGAATGGTGCTTGTGTTCTTTTTTTCTTTTATCCATAGAACATTCGGTTTTTCCAACATATCGCTTTCCATTTGGAAACATTATACAATAAACAATCATTTTTCACTCCTTTTTGTTGTCTATAATAAATAGTTTCGTGAGCGATAAATGAGCGAACTTTATCCGCAAAGTGTGCGATCTTAATCATAAATCCTCCGTAATTAATTAAGTGTTTTTATTATAACACATTACGAAAGATTTGTCAAGAAATTAATTTAAAAACTAGGTCTTTTATTGTTTGCTACAATTCTGTTGGCTGCTAATTCTAGTTTTTGTAGAACACTATCATCCATTCTTCCATCACCTGAATATCCAGAGCGTGTTTGTCGATCAACTGCTTTTAACACTAATTGCACACCAATAGCAAGGGGATCGTAATTTCCACCTGGTCCTGATGAACCAAAAGGGCCTTTAGAAAAGAACCTATAGAGTGCGTTTACACCAGGTAGATCAGTTCCCTTAGAAAGCTCACTTGCAACGCCTCTCATCATTTCTGATAATTGATCTACACTAATGCCTTGTTCTACTGCGGCTGCTATTTTTTGTATACCAGAATGTTCACTCACAGAGTCAACAGCTTGCATAGCAGCTTGAGCATCATCTGTTTTTCTTCCCATTTCCACAGATTGACCTTCTATGCTGTCGTATAGCCCTTCATCCATAACTTTACTTAATTCTTCTTTTATGATCTGTCTAAGTTGTGTATTTGTTAATTTCATATTGTATCTCCTTGAAAACACTTTACAATAAATAGTTAAATAGCATTTAAAAGCTTATCAAAAAAGAAATAATCGGGATCAATAGGTTGGGCCCTGTCTTTTGCGTTCTCGAATTGTCGTGGGGTCATAGAACCGATGTCTTCAACGGCTGTGGTGTCTATCTTGTAGACTTCCATATCGTATTCAATCATCTTCTTAATCATCCACGATGCTTTCTTCTCCGCATCTTGGTCAAGCCCTATATATACTGGTGTGTCATTTATCGCAAGAGCTTGAAACAAACGAGACTGTGGTCTAAGGGTTGAGCCAAGAATTGGAATGCCTTGTGTTCCTGCGACGATAGCGTCAAAGGCTCCCTCGACAATTGTCACAGGCTCATCCCAATCAATCATCAATTCATTAAATATAATGTCTTTAGTTGTTCTTGGGTTTAAATACTTCATTCTATGTCCGACATAAGAACGAGCAATAAAGAAGTTTGGATCTCCGTTTGAGTTGAAAGATGGAATAATAATTCTTCCTCCGTATCTTCCCTCGGTGCAATATCCGATCTTCCACAACTTTATTTGGTAATCGTCAATGCCTCTGCTATGAAGATAATCAAGAGCTCTCTCGGATGAACGAGGAAGGTGTTTGTTGCAAAGAGAGATCATCTCTGGTGGTAGTTCACATGTTGGTTCCACTTCAATCTCGTTCACTTCTTTATAAATCTTATCAAAGTCTGCAAGATCAAGTCTACCGTCCAACTCCAACCAACGTTGTCTTTGTTTGTAATTACCAAACTTCCTTACAATTCTGTAAATGTTCTTTCCTCGAACATCACAAACCCAACACTTAAAGAATCCGTTTGCAAAGTTTACAGACATTTTCTTCTTGTGGTGCTTACAATAAGGACAGTGATACAGATGCTCATTGCCCTTGCGATGATATGAACCGAGAATGTCGGTCAACATCTTTCTTTTTTCTTCCATAATTTCCTCCGTGATTTTAGTATAACACGTTTTGAAAATTTGTCAAGAAGTTTTTTTATTTTTTAATATCATGTTGGTCAAAAGTGGTTTTTAAAAACTCACTGAACTTTTCTTCAATGTTTGGGATTGGATCATTATCATCCATTCCGTCAAGAAAAATTATAAATCGATTTATAAAGTTATGTTCTATTCTGTCGTCGACAATTTTAGAAATGTTATCGTCTATGTTTAAGAGATCTAAACCGGTCTGTGTCTCGAAATTATCTTCAGCACCCATCATCTTAGTAACAATTTCTTTAGCATCTTTCGCGGTACCCCAGATTCTTTTTAGAGTACCAATCACAGGTACTTCTTCAATTATCTGATCTAAAGCTTTCTTTCCTACTTCTTTTCCTGCTTGAGCTAATCGATAAGAATTTATAACTTTCTTTAGCTGTCCAACGGTTTGTATTGGAGCTTCGTTCAATACTTCTCTTCTCCAGTTTTCCATTATAAGTTTCATATCATTTGACATTTTATTCCCTCTTTATGTCTAAATAGTTTTTAACCCAGCATGTGAAAAAATAAGTCTTCCCCTTCTCTTCCTATATATTTCTCAATAAATTCAGGAATTGTAAGACTTTCCATATCGTCGTCAACATAATAACGACCGTCTCCTGTTGGTGTGTAGCTTGTTATACCAAATGTTAGTTTGAAAGATTCAATTTCTCTTGAAAGCCATGAAGAGTATTTTTTACATTTAAGCCACATGTGGCACATTCCTTCAAACTGCTTAAAAGTCAAATCATGCCAAGAAGTAGCAGCAAAGAACATTTCACTGGCATTAGACACTTTGATCCAATTCTCCGGGATTCTACCGTCGAATTCCCTATTAAACTCAAGTGCTATATAGTTTTGCATCCACTTGTCGTGGTCTGGTGGATAGTCCTCAGATATGTCGTAAAAAATACCGTCTGGGTCTATCCAGCCCAAGGAGTGCTTGTTACAACCCCAATCAGTGATTTCTGTTAAAACTTCTTTTCTCCAGTTTTCCATTATAAGTTTCATATCATTTGACATATTGTTTTCCTCTTTATGTCTAAATAGTTTTCAATCCAGCATTTGCTATAACAACTGCATCGCACTTATCATCTGTGCCTGGTTTTGGGTTTCCGTGTCTCGTATACTCTACAATGAATGTTGGGTATTTTTCTTGAACCCACTCAATAACTTTGAGCTTTGTGTTTTCGCCCCTCTTAATCTTGAGATCAACGAGGCCCCGAGCTTTGTTTGCCTGAATGAGAGTTGCAGGGCTGCCAAATATACTATGAACCACATAGCTACACATGCCATTAAAACGTTGTAGCTTAGACATCGTGGCGGCTGTTGTTTTACCTCCCGAGAATGCCATGAATGGTTGTTCGATAAAAACATAATCTACCTCCGAATGTTCGTTGATGATTTGCATTGCTTGCTTAAAAATGTCGGCTCTCTCTTCAAGAGATTGAGATGACTTCAGCTTTATCTCATCAACAAGAAGCAAATCTTCGTTTTCGTTTATTAAACAGTACCCAATTCTACTTGAGCTAATATCTAGTCCTAAAATAATCATAATAATCTATTATAACATATTAATTTTGGTTTGTCAACTATAAATTAAAAATTTTTGCACCATAAGAGGAGGTTTCTTTGTGACACTTCACGCAAAGAGTCCGACCATTCTCTAAGTCCCATAGTTCTTTGCATTTATAAGCCTCTTGTAAAGTTGAGATTTTGTTTTCTTTGATTATGAAAGAGAAAGGTTTTACATGATCAGCATTTAGAAACCCATGATCTCCACAAGCAACACAGCAAAAATTGTCTCTAATAAAAACATCTTGTCTCCAAGATACATATTTTTTTGATGTTCTGATTCTTTGGCTCAATTCTGTTAGACCGCCTTTCCAATTTGGACTTTCTTGACCATATCTTTTTTGTATTTTGCCACTTTTATATCCTTTTTTATGACTTATAGAAATCTTATTAGCAATTTCGCTCCTTTCTTTTAAATCATAACTATTCCACCTATTTTTTGTAGAACAAGAGT